CGCCTTACGGTATTAGTAAGAAAGTAAATGAAGAAACTGCAAAGTTTGGTCAGGTAGGATTAAGATTTACTACTGTTTACGGTGATGGTGCAAGGGATTCTATGTTAATTGGAAAATTAGTAAACGGCACTATTAAGTATCTTACCAGACATACTCGAGACTTTGTACATGTAAGTGATGTTGTAGATGCTATCGTTTTACTTATGAGCAAAGACATAAGATCGTTGAAGCCGGCCTATGATATAGGCACTGGAAAAGGTAACGTAGTTGAAGATCTCGGTGTATTAGCCGGATGGCAAGGCATTGAAGTTACTGATGGTGATACATGTGAAGCACAAAATAATACTGCTGATATATCTGCAATGAGAGAATTAGGTTGGGAACCAAAAGTAGACGTACGAGATTACATCGTACAAAAAACAATTCAAATGGCAGGCCAATGAATTATGCAAGTATAGTTCCATTAATAGGCGGTGAAACCATCGCCATGGAACGCGTATTTAAAAAAAGACCGGAGTATATATTAAGTTATGAAGATTTCAAAGCAAACGATACTCACTTGGTGGAGTATTACAAAAGAGAAGTTCCCTACTATCTTTTGGGAAACGATAGGAGTTATGACTTACCTTCTGTCGATGTTGTTAATACCGTGTGCCCTTGTGCTGGTTTGTCTAGTCTCAATACTTCAGCATCTTCTGATGCTGCTGCTAACGATTGGATGCTTACCTCTGCTAATTATGTCTTGGGTACACTCAAACCTCAAGTATTCTGGGGTGAAAATGCACCAAGGCTCGCTTCAAAGATGGGCGAACCTATTGTCGAAAATCTCAGAACAATTGGAAGAGAGTTTGGATACACTTTCAGCTTATATAAAACGAAGTCTCTCCTTCATGGACTCGGGCAAGTAAGAGACAGATCATTTTATTTTTTCTGGAAAGGCGATAAAGTACCTCAGTTTGAATATATAAAAAGGGAACATGAAAAAATTGAGGATACGATACGTTCCGTGAAACGCAGATCAGATGATCCGATGAATGTCCTTACTAACACCAATGTTCCTTCACAAGACCCATACTATCGATATGTCTTAGAAGAAATGCATGGTGGTATAACGCATAAAGAGTTCCAAAACAAAATTGAAAAAAGTTATGATGTTTTACATTACATAGAAGATAACGAACATTCGTATGACCGTGTAACAAATTGGATGTCGGCTCATGGTTATGAAAAACAAGCACAGCGTTGCAAAGTCATGCATGAAAAATTAGCATCTGGTGGAAACATTATGAGAAGAGGCGTATATGTACCAAAGAATTATATTGGTGCTTTTGTAGGCAGTGCACCTACAAAGCTTACACATCCAGATGAAGATAGATTTTTAACTATAAGAGAATGTTTAAGTATTATGGGATTGCCTGAAGATTTTATTTTACAAGGCGGTGTTAAAAATTTAAATCATATATGTCAGAATGTACCAGTCACAACAGCAAGTGATATGGCGGAACACGTTTTAAAATTTTGTGATGGTAGATTGAATAACCAGTTATGGGATCAAGACTTTATGGTACAAGATAATCGAAAGCAGTCAATAGTTAGTGAAAATAAACCTTTACAATTAGATGCTTTTATGGTATAATAATTATATTATTTGTAGGAGAAATATATGTCAATAATGGATAAATTAAAAAAGAATAGTAAAAGTGATTTTACTTCAATACTATCTGATTCCAAATTCTTTAACGAAAAAGATATGGTGTCAACAGATGTACCAATGATAAACGTAGCATTGTCTGGTTCAATGGATGGTGGATTAGCGCCTGGACTTACAGTATTGGCTGGTCCTTCAAAACATTTTAAAACTTCATTTGCATTAATAATGGCAAGTGCTTATTTGAAAAAATATGAAGATGCTGTGTTATTGTTTTATGATTCAGAATTTGGTTCACCTCAATCTTATTTTGAAAACTTTGGCATTGATACTAATAGAGTATTACATACTCCTATCACTAATGTTGAAGAACTTAAGTTTGATATCATATCACAACTCGAAGGTTTAGAAAGAGATGATAAGGTTATTATAGTAATTGATTCAGTTGGTAACCTTGCTTCTAAAAAAGAATTAGAAGATGCAATAAATGAAAAATCAGTGGCAGATATGTCTAGAGCAAAAGCACTAAAAGGTTTATTCAGAATGACAACACCTTATCTGAATATGAAGAATATACCTTTGATTGCAGTTAACCATACTTACCAAGAGATTGGATTATTTCCAAAAGCTGTAGTTTCTGGTGGTACTGGCATTTACTATAGTGCTGATAACATCTGGATTCTTGGCCGTCAGCAAGACAAACAAGGAACAGAAATAAAAGGCTATCACTTTGTAATCAATGTGGAGAAATCAAGATATGTTAAAGAAAAGTCTAAAATTCCTATTTCTGTTAGTTGGGACGGTGGTGTTGAGCATTGGTCTGGCATGCTCGATGTTGCTTTGTCTGGTAATTATGTTAGTAAGCCCAGCGCTGGTTGGTACTGCCGAGTTGATAAATCAACTGGAGAATTGGTGGAACCAAAAGTTCGAGAAAAAGACACCTTGAATGAAAAGTTTTGGAAACCAATAATTGAAGAAACAGATTTCAAGCAATACTTAATTAACAAGTATTCGATACTAAACTCTGTTAATTTAGCTAAGCTGGACGAACATTAATGGTCTTAAAAGAAAATGTTCATTATGAAATAATACCTGATAAAGGAGACGATCAAGCTTGGAACGTAAGGATCTTATCAGGTATGTTCACAGAAACAGTATTAAGATACGGTGTTGTAAAATTTAATGGTAAAGAAAAAAACATGTCATTTAATTTTGATATTGTATCCACACCAGATACAGAACTCAATGTATCTAATTTAGAATTACAAGATTTTGCTGGAATGATGCTTGAACAAATTATGGCTCAAGGTATTCGTGATGGTGAAGTTATAACAAGAGAGGTAAAAGATGCAGATTAGCCCAACACAAAGACTAATGTTGATCATGGATGAAATTGCAATTGCAAAAGGAAAATTAAGACCAGAAGATACCGGTCACATTCATACATCAATAAGCTACTTAGAAAGTAGAGCAGAAGAAGTACAAAAAGAAATAGATGAAGGATTAAGAAAAGCTGCCTATGCCAACTAATTTAGAACAAACTATATTACGTAATCTTTTAACCGATGAAGAATATATGCGTAAAGTATTACCTTTCATTAAACCAGATTACTTTGAAGGCATATATCGAATACTATTTCGTGAAGCTGGTAAGTTTGTAGCAAAATATAATAAGCTACCAAATGCTGAAGCTTTTAAGATAGAACTCGATAACGCCGATAAATTAAATGATGAACAATATAATTTGGCTATGGATATTGTGCCGCAATTATTTGCTGGTGAAAAGGTAGATGATAAGTGGTTAATTGATACTACTGAAAAGTGGTGTCAAGATCGTGCAATATATCTTGCAATTATGGAATCAATATCAATTATTGACGGAAAGCACGAACAATTAACTAAAGGCGCTTTACCTGATTTATTAACTAAAGCATTAGGCGTTGGCTTTGATTTAAAAGTAGGTCACGATTATGTAGAAAATGCTGAAGACAGATATGAATTTTATCACACAGAAGAAGATAGATTGCCTTTTGATTTAGAATACTTTAACACAATCACAAAAGGCGGTGTTCCACGTAAGACTCTTAATATTGCTCTTGCTGGTACAGGTGTTGGTAAATCTTTATTCATGTGTCATGTTGCCTCCTCTGCCTTAGTGCAAGGTTTCAATGTTTTATACATTACAATGGAAATGGCTGAAGAAAGAATTGCTGAAAGAATAGATGCTAATTTACTAAACGTTCCTATAGATCAACTTGATAAGATGTCAAAAGACATGTTTACTACAAAGGTAAAAGATATTTCTCGTAAGACAACTGGTAAATTAATTATTAAAGAGTATCCAACTGGTTCAGCACATTCAGGTCATTTCAGAGCTTTACTTAATGAACTAAAACTTAAAAGACAATTTGAACCCGATTTAATATTCATAGATTATTTAAATATATGTGCAAGTTCAAGAATGAAAGGAATGGGCGGTGCAATCAATTCATACTCTTACATTAAAGCAATTGCTGAAGAATTACGTGGTCTTGCAGTCGAATTTGACTTACCGATCTTCTCTGCAACGCAAACGACTCGTTCTGGTTATTCTAACTCGGATGTTGGGCTTGAAGATACAAGTGAATCTTTTGGATTACCCGCTACTGCGGACTTAATGTTTGCTCTTATATCAACTGAAGAACTTGAAAAGCAAGGTCAGTTTATGGTCAAACAATTAAAGAACAGATACAACGATCCAACACAACATAAAAGATTTGTAGTTGGTGTTGATCGTAGTAAAATGCGATTATATGATGTAGAAGAAAATCAACAAACATTAACAGACGATACACCAGTGTTTGATAAAACTCCAACTGGTCAACGATTTAAGGATTTTAAATTATAATGTTTTATGATATAAAAAAATTAAATGAGTTAGAAAAAGAACTATCTGAAAACTTGATGCAAGCAGATGGTAAAACACACGAAAAAGAGTTTAGACAATTTTGGATAAATTATAGAAGTGATGTACCAAAATGTTTAATGGCAATAAGAGAATATATAAGTTTATTAGAACAACTGGAGCGGCAAAATGATAGCAAAACTAGTTAGTTACAGCAAATCATCTGAATTTAAAAGTTATGATAGTAACGAATATGGACCACTTGATGTGCAAGACTTAATTGCTTTTTGTGCAAGAGTTTCTAATCCATCAGGCCAACTAAATACTGAAACTAATGAAAAGCTTTTAAAATATCTTATTAAGCATCAACATTGGTCTCCGTTTGAAATGGCAAGTGCTTGTATTGAAATTAATACTACTAGAGATATAGCCAGACAAATACTTAGACACCGTAGTTTTAGTTTTCAAGAGTTTAGTCAAAGATATGCAAACCCAGTAAAGGAGTTACAATTTGTTACAAGAGAAGCGAGAATGCAAGACGATAAGAATAGACAAAGTAGTATCGAAGTTGATGACGAAGCTTTCCAACTCGATTGGGAAAGAGAACAAAAAAGAGTCATATGGTTATGCAAACAAGTCTATGAAGCCGCAATCAAAAAAGGAATAGCCAAAGAAGTTGCAAGAGCAGTATTACCTGAAGGTTTAACTACATCAAGGATTTATATGAATGGAACAATAAGAAGCTGGATTCATTTTATTGAATTAAGATCAGGTAATGGTACTCAAAAAGAATGCAGTGAAGTTGCAAGAGCTTGTGCTGAAGCAATAGCAAAAATCTTTCCAATGGTGAAAGGGTTTGTGAATGAATAAAAATACACAAGATATGACAGGAACAGGTAGACATATCGAACTACCTGATCCTGAACCACAAAGATACTATGATTGGATGTTATGGAAGCTTAGACAAGAACCCGATTGGCAGGCCATGAAACAAAAAACAAGAGAACCATTTATAAGACAATTTTTAAAAATGGATAGTTTATTACTTGCTTTAATCTATACAGCTGGTCATATTATTATAGCCATGAATGTTGTATATTTTATGACAGGTGCCAGTTTATGGGAAGCTGGTACCGTAGCTCTTATAGAACCGATAATAAATGGCTGTTGGTTTTTTATATTACATATTTTATGGAAAAAAATACAAAAAAAGTGAAAATAACGGTGTACATTCCTTTAAAACTGGTGTATAATAATACTATATTAATTTAAAGGGAGTTATAAATGGGTATACATATAGGTCAACACAACAGATCTTCCTCATGGGTTGGAAGATTTGATCCAAAGAATCCACAAGACATGTTAGAATATGAAATGGTTAAATCCGTTGCAAGAGCATGTAATTCATCTAAAATAAAATTCAGAGTTGAAAAGAAAGGTAGAAAACCAACCAAAGGTTTTACTTGGTTTGGTGATCCTATAGGAGGCATTAAGAATGCTACACTCTGGGATGTCTACATTTATAGGAGGTATTCTTAATGATTATTGTTGATTACAGCGGTATCGCTTTAGCGAGTATTATAATTAATAAAACGTTTGATGAACGACTAATTCGTCATATGATTCTCAACTCCCTTAGAATGTATCGTACAAGATACAAAGATGAGTATGGCGAATTAGTCCTTGCTGTTGATGCGTCAAACAACTGGCGCAGAAAAGCTTTCCCTCAATACAAAGCTAATAGGAAAAAAGGTAGAGACGAATCCACCTTTGATTGGAATGAAGCTTTTAGAATACTAAATATGGTAAGAGAAGAAATTGCAGAAAACTTTCCATATAAAGTAATTCGTATTGATGGTTGTGAAGCTGATGATGTTATCGGTACGATTGTGAGTATGAATCCAGATTCAAACAATGATTTTAATCCAGAAAAGATCATGATCGTATCCTCTGATAGAGACTTCCTACAATTACAAAGATACAAAAATGTAAGACAGTTTTCACCACTTCTTAAGAAAGAATTGAAAGAAGAAAATCCTAGATTGTATCTTCAAACACATATCATTAAAGGTGATAAAGGTGATGGTGTACCAAACATCTTGTCTGATGATAATGTATTTGTTGAAGGCTTTAGACAAAA